GCCACAGGGCCAGGGGGGACCGGATGTACCCGCCCTCGGTCATGTACACCCCGCCCAGCGGCCCCACGGCCACTCCAGCGATGCGCGGGTCGGTTGGGGTGGGTATGTTCTGCTGGGTGATGATCGCGCCGGTGTTCTTGTCGGTGGGCCACCCAGCGTTGTAGATGAACGGCTGGCCTTCGGGGGACGACTGCGAAACCACGAGCCTGCCCTGCGTGTCCCTACGCCAGCCGTTGATCCACACATCGGTGCTGGAAAGCGTGCTGGTGACGCACAGTAGACCGTTGGCGTCGTAACCCAGGCCTGCGCTCCACGACACGGGGGTGCCATTAGCGACAGTCTGGACTACGCCGTTGTCATCAGTCAGGGGCAGGCTCATGGCTTATACCAAGAAGACCCAAAGGAACGCCCCGGCAGGAATAACCGTAGCCGCAGCAATATAGGTCTTATACAGACCCGTGGTAGCTGTGGCCGTAACCACGCCAGCTGCAGATACTGAGCAAAGTCCATCCGCAGCCACTGTCATGGGGGAAGCCCCGGTCGAGACTAGCCGAGCGGTCTTGCCCGTAGCAGCCCCACTATTCGCAGGAACCGTGAAGCCACCAGTAGCTGACCAGTCAGTTTCTTGCACGGGGTTGTATGTCCACTGCGTGTAGGCATTAATGCCTACGTACGGACCTTCAGCAGAAGGACCTGGCTCAGTAGTGTCTTGAAGATACCCTCCGATGGCAGGGATTTTGGTCGTGTTGGCGTTACCAATCGACGCGCATGCATTTCCTTGACTCATAGCGTGCTCCTGTTTGTTTTAACCTTAGGCGGGGGACCTTGCACCCTCAGGGACCCCCAAAGAAGCCCCCCGCCGCCGGATTAGTTGCCCAGGATACCCTGGAACTGGAGACCGCTGGCGGTCAGGTTGCCAGCCCATGCCAGGATTTGCACTGCGGCATCCTGGTTGACGGAGTAGCGCTGACCGGGGCTCAGGGGAACCATGTTGCGTGCGGCGTGCGGACGGTAGTGCAGGTACTTCGTATTCAAGAAGTACGCCTTGCTAGTCGGCACGCCACCAGGGGTCGTACCGGCTGCACCAGTAGCCGTCCAGTTGATCGCCATACCGCCATCGAGCACCACGTCTGCGTCCATGTACTTCAGGGACACAAAGCCGAGTTTGGCATCGTCAGTGCCGGTGAAGCGCTGGAGCGACTGCAGTGACTGCATGTAGAGCGACCAGTAGTTATTGTCCACGATGACCAGATCAGGACGATCCGAGCCGCGAACCAGTTTGGCCCACATGCCGTTGAACAACTGCTGGATGTTGGCTGCCGTGGCAGTCGTACCAGAACCGACTTGGTTTTTCCAGAACAGCCAGGTGCTACGGTCGATGCCGCCGACGGTGTTCGTCGGGGTAGCTGCAACTTGTTTCAGCAGGCCGTCAATCTGCTTACCACTGGCCGCGGTACCGTCCGAGTACAAACCGGTGTTAATCAGGTTTGCCATGCTCGACTCGGCCACGTTCATGCGGGCGTCGATCAGGTCGATGATCTGCTCTTTGCCGGCGTTCTGCAGTTGCTCAAGGCCAGAGATGGTCACCGGGCAGGCGGCTTGTTTGATGGTGTACTCAGCTGCAGACACCACGTCTTGCGCGGCGATCGGCAGGGTCTCGTATCCACTATACCAGCCGGCGTTGCCGTTGGATGCGAAAGACAGTTCTTGCAGAATGGTATTACCACCACTGAACGTCTTGATATTGCCGCGTTGCTTCAGGCGCGCCAGCAGGGCGTTGTTCGAAGTAACGTTGTCGGCGATTTGGCCCGTGCGAGACTGAATCGTGGTTGCGATAATATCTGAAATCGCACTATTGGGAAAAGACATGACTAACTCCTGAAAATGATGGTTGAAACTAAAACTACGCCCGAACTAGTTCCTGGTCACCGGGTGGCTTCGTTGAAAGCTGCCTCAATGATGGCTCTACGGTCAGTCGATGTTGGTGACCCCAGCATTGCAGTCCTTGGCGCGCCGCTAATTGACTTAGAGGCTTTCAATGCTCGCTGGGCCTTGGCGTTTGCTTCGGCTGCTGCATTCCGCGCAATGATGTCTGCATCGAGGTCCATCATCTTCACCGCTTTATTATACGCTGATTCAATCGTCAGGGAGGGATTTATTTTAGCGGCGTCAATTTGGAGCAAATCTGCCATTGTTTCACGCACAGCTTCAAAATGCGGAAACTTTGGATCCGTTGCCATCTGGTTGACACGTTCTTGAACTTGTCTAGCTTCTGCCTCCGCTGCTGCACGCGCTGCTTGCTCTTGCTGGGTCATGAACTGCTGGAATGGCAGCAACCGTTGCTGCAGTAGCTGTTCTACTTGTGCGGACACAGTTGCATCAGGGGTGCGACCAGACAAGACTTCTGCAAGCGTGTCAATATCCACGTTTGAGTCTTTGATGATGGCCGCAACTTGCTGCGCTTTTTGCACAGCACTGCCTGTAGCCATAACCTGGTCGATTTTAAGCAACTCACCAACCACAGCCAAAGGACTCGCATTCAACTCGCGCATGCGGGGGAGATACGGCTGGACTGTTTGTTGAAACTGCGCGGCAAACTGGCGTACTTGCGCGGTCTCATTCAGAGCACCAGAAATCTGGTGCTCACGGCGGAGTACTTCTTGCCGGATTTCCGGATCAAGCTGATCCCACTTCGCTTTTGTAGAAGCTTTCCAGGCTTGCGGAGCCTTTTCTGGTACGGCCACGTCCGTTTCGGTCGGTGTAGCCTCCACGGATTTTTCGTCGGTCGGCTTTGACTCTCCAGTTTCTCCCGCTTCCGGTGCTTCTTCGACCTTTTCGGGTGCTTCTTCAGCCTTTTCAGGCGCTTTTTCGACCTTTTCGGGTGCTTCTGCTGCCTCAAAAGCTGCTTCAATAGCTGCTCTGCGGTCGTCTACTTCAGGAACTTCAGTTGTTTCGGGTGCATTGCTGAGGGCCATGGCTATCTTTCGTAGTGGTTAACAATTTGCGCAATCTGCTGTTTGCGCGCTTCTACTTCACGTCTGGAAGGTACTGGCTCCCAGCGCGTAGGTTTCGGTGGCAGTCCTGCAAGGTCTGCTGTAGGTACGACGTTATGCTTTTGGCAATGCTCGCGCAATCCCGCCCTGCCACTATAAACTTGGTTGTCAATCGGGGAGACAAACTCAGGAAGGTCTGGCATGATACTGACTGTCCGACCTGTCGCAGCCGAATGACCACGGGCCCTAGCTAGCGCCGCATCATCTTCAGCATTGATCGCCACCCCATCAATATAAATCCAACGACTACGCGCCATCTGTCTTCTCCGGTTTTGCAGCTGCTTGGGCTTTAGCTGCTTCAAGCTTAGCATCTTGCATTTCAACTTGAGCCTGCAGTTTCAGTTCCTGCATTGCTTCTTGGAACTGAAGCTCCATTCGGTTCGCTTGCATTTCAAGCATTACCCGTTGCTGTTCAAACTGGAGCTCCATAGCGATACGTTGCTGCTCAGCCATCAACTCCATTTGTTGGCGCTGCCGGTCAAGCGCTGCTTCGGCTTGCTTGATCTGCAGCTCCTGTTGCGCAGCCTGCTGGTCGAGTTGCGCTTCCATTTGGAGCTTCTCAAGCTCGGCCTTGGCTTTGAGTTCTTCAGGTGTCGGCGGCGGTGGTGGCTCTGGCGGTTTCGGCTTGAGCATGGCATCAAGTTCTTTGTCAAGCATGCCTTCAATCTCTGCTGCACCACGGAAACTAGCCACGCCCCACTTAAGCATAGACACCACGAGGGGGAGCACTTCTGGATTTACTTGTGCAAGTTGCGCAGCTTTCTCTAAGTACCCAGACACCATAGTCAAGAACTCAACACGTTCACCCTTCTCAGCAGTATAGTCTGCCTGGGCCATAGTGTCCGCCGAGACTTGGATACGCCACTCAAAGCCAACATCCGTAGCTAGCATCTGCAGCGCGGGGCCGACCCACTCGTCATTGCCGGTCGCCATGATGTTCGACTTCTGCACAAGGAACTCAGGCTCAAAGTGCTTGACTTGCATCTCAGCCTTGATACGCAGAATCTCCCCCGCGAACCGAGAGACCTCATCCTGCAGCCGCTTGATACGGACGCCTGCAAACTGGGCTTTGATTTCTTGGGCACCTAGCGTTTCAGACGCCTTAGAGGCACCCCGGACAATATCGCTAATGCCCGTGAGTTCATAGATCTGGGCCTTGATGGTGTCACGTGCATGGTTAAGCTGCAGCAGCGTGGTCGTGATTGCCTCTAACGGCATCCAGTCGATCTGGCCCTTCAGACCGTTCTTCTCTGCAAACATAGCCCAGTTATCAACTGGGATCAACAGGTTGTCTGCGCCCTCTTGCAACATGCGCTGCACGCCAATGGCAGACTTGTCGTAGACGCCCACCACCTTACAAGCTTGCACCAGCATCGAAATGCGGTTATTGATCTGATCCAGTTCTTGATACTGGTCCTGGATCATGTAGTAATCCGGACGTGGGATAGTGTTCGACGTTGAGATATTGGCCAGCATGGGTCGCGGGCATGGCTCGAAGCCCACCAAACCAAGCGGGTCGTCAATCTCCTCTAGGATTTCAGGTGCATTGGGGGAGAACCAAACCACTTTGCGGTCGTCACGACACCAGATTTCCCATACCGCAGCCTTCTTGAGGACCTCCTCTTTAGGAACTGTGGTGTTCTTCTCGAACCGGTTGGATGGTGACCCTGTGTTTGGGTCCATTGAGACAGTACGGCCCTTTGCCTCACCAAACCGCTCAATGAGTTCCTCGCGGGTCATGTACACACGGCGTGCAACCCAGCGACGTTCATCCCATACACGGCAGGGCGACCAGAGGAAGTCTTCCCAAAACACGTAGTCCACGACCACGCGCTGGTCAGTTATCCTCTGCGGAGGCTCTGCTGCTTCTGGGGTTGCATCACTTTCACCGACCTCTTCTGTCTCCATGTCTGGCTGCGGTGCGATGTCAACCACGTCCGTGATGTCTTCGGTGTCTGTCTCGAGTCGCAGCCAGGCTTGCGCCAAGCCTGGTACCAAGCGGTCTTCGACGCAGTGCCGCATCGCGGCGTCAAAGGTGTCTCGAGGATCATCAAGATCTTGAGTAATAGATCGTTGAATAATGAGCGCAGCCACGCGTGCAACATCATCTTGGTAGTCCTTGAACTTACGGGTAACCATTGGCTTAGGAAGCTGCGCGTACAGGGCCGCTTCCATAATTACCGTGTTCGCGTAGAACACGTTGAACCACTTGTTATTCGTCTGCACAGAGTCCCGCTCATCGAGGAACCTGCGGACCACATGCCTGCCGCGCCGCTGGAACTTCTCAGCCTCTTTCTCAGCTGCAATAATCTCAGCATGCCATTTTGCTTGCGGCGTACCTTCAAGCTTCTCGACTTCACCAGTCATGCGATTCTCCTAGTATCACCACGAAGGAGCCGTGCATCTTCATGCAGGGTCTCAAGATTGTAAGTATTTGCAACATGCGTGTACTTGGTAGGCTCTGCAACTTTAGCACGCGGCTCGCAGATCATACACATGTAACGGAACGCGTCTGCGAAGTCAGAGGCCCAATCATGCAGCGGCGTGTCGCTAAACATCATTAGCGCATCATTCCACATGCGGCGGTAGGCCTTTAGCGCTTCTACCAAGTCACCAGTACTATCCTCTTGGATGCGCACAGAGGGGAAGACCTTACGAGCAGCTGAGATGCCATCACGTACCTTATGCTGGGGTACGATCTGCGGGCGAATGCCTTCTTTCAGGAACTGCTCTACAATGGACTTACCTGTTTGCAAGTTCTTTGCCCGCGCATCGTGGGGGAGCCATACTTCACCAATCTCGCCTTTGAACGCCTGTATCTTTTCAATGTGGTAGAAGATGTCTTGGCCGGTTGTGGCTTCGCATGCTACAATTACTGGCCCACTTTTAGCTAGCTGGAACCAAATACCTACGGTTGCATCCGTGAAACCAAGGTCAAACACCACATGAACTGGCAAGTCCGGTGCGTACAGGTCCTCTTGAACCACGCGTCCTTCTGCAAACATAAGATTAACTTCATTTGCATAGATCGCGCCCTTCAGAGCAGCATCAAACGAGCATTCGTACTCTTGCGCAAACTCTTCCGCATCCATATCCCGCTGTAGTTCAAGCAGTTCTTGGGGATGTATGATCCCAGACGTAGACGCCTTTAGCGTGAGGTTGTACCACTCTTTGGGAGTTCTTTCAGCCAATCTAACTTGGTCGTAGAACAGATTTTTTCCACGCGGTGTACTTGCAAAGACGCCCCATCCATGCCGATCGGACAAGGCGGGCCGGATAACTTGTGAGAAAACGGATGGCCGGAACATCGCATACTCGTCTCCCACGAAGCCGTCGAGATACATTCCTCGCAGAGAGTCTGCATTATCTGCTCCGAGTACATAGATAACGGCATCGTTCTTCAGAGTTACCTTAAGCTCTGCCTCCTGGGGTGGTTTAGCAAAGTACGGTTCCGCAAAGTCTTTGATGTAGGACCAGGCAATGCGCTTTGCTTGCGAGTACGTGGGACCTACGTATGCAAGCTGGGGCTTGTACTGCTGACATTCAAGCGCGCCAAAGATGATGTCATTCACCAAGGCAACAGTTTTCCCCGCACGCCGATGCGTGTTCAGGGTAGCCCACCGCTGCTTCCTATTATGGAAGGGAATGAACTGTTGGCGTGGTTTATACGCTAAGGCCATTATTTTGGTTTGCCAATAAACTCATTATTCTTTGCGAGACCCTTCTTGTGCCATGCAGCCCACATCGCCTCGCCTTCTTTAGTTACATCATTGGATTTTGCCATTGGCATGCCTGCATCAATCAACTGTTGGTACATTTCCGTTGCGATACCTTGCTTTTGATACGGCTTGCTAACTACAACATCTTCAGCCCAATGTTTTCCGCCCGGTACTGGTTCTACGCCGAGCCAGGCAATGGCATTTTGGTATGTTTTATCAGGTTCATCCTTCTTGTAGACGTAGACCGACTTGTCTTTGGGGTTAACCTTGAAATCAAATTCTTCATGCAATGTTTTTGGTGGGGCTGCTACATGTGCCTTTAGCATATCTGTTAAAGACATAGTCTTTGGTGCTTCGCTGCCTGGCACTATATTGCTTTTGGACGCTTTGAAGAACTCGAACCCAGGCAGCTCAGCAATCTGGTCCCAAGTTAGGCCTTCGCCCAGTAGATCAACGGCTGTCTTACCTTCTGGTGTTTTAATAGCAGGCGGTGCTGGTGTACCAAGCGGCTTAACTGCATCAATGCCGAATCCAGTTTCAGGGTCGAACTTTTCCCACTCCTTGTCTACATGCGGTGTATCTGGCCATAATTCGTCAGCCTTAGCTGCAAGCTTCTTCTTGCCTAGGACTTCGCCCCACTGGGCATTCGGCGCCTCGCCGTTGGGATCAATCTTGTTGAACTTCAACCAGTTTTCTTTGGCTGCGTCATTCCAAGTAGCCCATTCTTCTGGATACTGCTGCCATGGCCACTTTTTCTCACCATCAGGGGTAAGACCATTGGCAACGTACTCTTCTTTGAGCTTCTTTTGACGCAGGGTCTCAACCACCTTGTCATACGGCATGGCTTGTGGCAGAGTATTTGGGCCACTAGCGCCAGGTACTGGGGTCATCGACTGACGTGAAAGCGCTTGGAGCTCATCCGCGTACTGCCCTAGCACGCCTTTAGACATATCATGCGAGTTCCAGGGATCGTAGGTCTTTACGTGCAGCCCGCGGTCACGTAGGGCCTGGATAACATGCTCCGGTGTACCCTGCTTTGCTAGCACACCAGCGAAGTTGTCTGCAGTGAGAGGGACATGGCCAAAGACTTTGAGTTCTGCGTAGTCCTGCGGACTTTGGCGCATAGACTTCATAATCTCTTGCGCGTACACTTTATCCGCAGGACCACCAATCTCACCCCGTAGGTACTTCTCAAGCATTTCTGGTTTAGAGAGCCATGGGTCCTTTAGAAACTCGAAGTGCTTCTGTGGTACTGGTGTACCACCTTCCAAGCGCTTCACGCCGCCGCGTGCTGCATTCTCGAACGCCTCGAATGAGGGGAACCGATTTGCACCAATTGCTGCAGACCCAGCCTGGTTAAGTCCGCCCTTATCCCAGCGATGCCCGAACTTATCAAACAGGCGTGCTTGGGCATCGTTCTCAATAGAACCTACTTCATTCCGCGCTGTAGCACTGGTGTATGCGTTGTCGTTCCAGGATGGCGTCCACGCATCCATGTCATGTAGCGCGGCGGGCGACGTACGCGGGTCGAACTTGCCCTCACGCGGGATAAACATTACGTCGCCCCATGGAGTTGCTGGCGAATCTTTTGTAAGCGCCATGCTTGGGTGCGTCAACTCGCTTATCAACTCCCCGTCTTTCATGAGCCCGCTGACATTTGCACCGTGGGCGAGAAACAAGTCAGGCCGACCACCGCGGCGTACAGCATTCGCAATCTCGCCCTGGTTCTCATAGAACTTCAGTTTCTGGTCCTCTAGCGGTGTGTGCCACCGAAGGGGCGTAGTACTAAGCTCTTCTTGAGTAAGCCCGCGGCGCTTCTGGACCAAATTCGACTCGGTTTCACCTGCGAGCTTCAAATAGTCATTATAGGCCTTTTCCTCGGCCCAACCATCAGGCATTCCTCGCTTTTTAGCAGCCCATCTAGCATTTTTGATGAACTCTTCAGGGCTACCCCCTCTAGCAAAGCCTTCTGCCTCTTGAATCCCGTGTTGAATCTCATGTAAAAGCAAAGACTTAGCAGATGACTCATCAGGCGCGTCTATCTGGATGCCACCATTGTGGTACATGCCTGTTTCATCAGGCGCTTTGTTTATTTTTACCTTGATTTTCTTTGCTAATTCTGGGTACGCAGCCACCAACTCCGGGTGATCCAGCGTTTCTGCAACCGTTGAAGCATTGGGGGAGCTGAACCGGCGCAAAACCGACGCCGCATCGCTAATTTCTTGGCGTGGAAGCCCGTCTGCGCCAAAGTGCGTGCCTGTAACACGCCGTACGCTCTCAGCACTATGCCCAGCTCGGAGCAATTCCGCGGCTTTTGCAGCCATCGCCGCGTTCCAGGTCTTTGCTTTTGGCCCGATGAAGATACCCGCAGCGTGGGGAAGCGCTGCAGCGCCCTTCGCCGGGACCAAATCACTCAGGATCGAGGCAAGATTCACCCTGTCATTAATCTCTTTATTGCCTGCCGTGGCTGGATCTAA